TCTAGCCCATGCAGGTACTATTTCTCGCTTGTCTATCCCATCCTTGAAATCTCCTACTTGTGGGTGTGGATACGGACTTTCATAACCTTCTGGCTGTGGACCATCATAATCAGGATTTGCTCTGTGATAAATAGGAAATGTAGCATCTCCTTCAGCTATCACTACACCTATTGCATCCATCCTTGCTACATGCTCAGACTGCATAATTTCAAGAATATTCTTTAAAGTCTTGCGTAATTCCCTGAGCTCTCTTCCCTGAACCCTGAGCTCTCTCATAACGTCTTCATGCCTAGTGTCTTTTAAACCGTTATTGCTTTTGCTGCTTTTAGCCATTCATGCTCTCCTAGTCTATACCAGACATCCTTACCCATTACGATTTCATCCAAGACATCAAATTCATCTCCTGTTTCAACTTTCCATCCTACCTTGCTTCCACCAGGAGCATTGAAGACATCTGTGTTCTTAGCTACCCAAGCAACTCTCCTATTCGTTTCCACTGTTCCACCTGCACAACAATCAACCAATTGCTCTAGTAATTCAATGACTCTTCCGAGTTGCTCATTATGAGTTGTCACATCTCCCTTGTTAGGAAGCTCTCAGAGCCTCCCAATACTTATGATTCCCGTCAACTACCTCTTCTATTGAATCTGGAAAAGAAAGCCCTATACGCTCTCCCAGTAGCCTTAGATACAATCGTGGATGCTTCACCAAGCTTTCATACTGCACTACTTCAAATGGACATTCATCAGGTATGTTATCTAAGATAGCCTTCCAACAAAATCCTACTTGTCCTCTAGCCTTAGCAAGTGTGTTTGTATGTGGAGCTGCTAACATGCTCTGCTCTACTATCACTTGGCATCTGCTCATGACCAGTCCAAAGACATCATAATCTTCAAGCCAAAGAGCTTTGATAATGTTTTCATTTCTAGCCCAGAACGGAGAACGTCCTATTGCTACATGACGTCTGACAACAATAGTATTTGCTGTTGGCTTCTCTCCTTCCCAGAAATCATTATGTTCATATGGCATAGAGTCTGGATTATCTGATATGCATCCTGCAGCTATAAGCATTCTTGCCATAAGCCTTGTTCCTGAGCTTGGTACACCCATTACAACATATGCTCTTTTGGTATTCTCTAAAACAGCATTTCTTGCATGGTCTTGTGGTACAGGCAAAGAACAAACCAAAGGAATACTATGCATCATCTTCTTCCTGCTCTGTTGGATTTCCCGTTCCAATTGCTGCAGCTTCAACCTCGAAGCTGAAGTCATCTCTAGAGCTTTGACGTTTCTCTTCATTCTGTTCCTTAGCGGCTTCAAGAATTTGGTCTATGTTTTCAAATTCTACAGGAGCAAGCATCAATGCTACCTTGTCATCAATCAAGCCTTCAAGGAAAGCCCACTTGATAGTCTCTAATGTGAGAGAACCGTCTTCATGGTCAAGCTGTTCCCACTGGATACCTGGTTGCTCCTGTGTGACCAAATCAGGACTCACTAGAGAGAGATACACTGCAACTACCTGTGCTATCTCATTCAACCACATAGACATCTCAGAGCGTCTCATTTTGATGTATTCAATAAACACTGGCATCTGTGTCTCTGCAGAAGCCTTGCTTGAAGAAATCGCATTGCCAAAGATGAATTCTGGAAGCTGTGTATGTTCCAGGAGCAAATAGAACAACAAGCCTAGTATGCCTGTAGTGTCTCCTACAAACGAACCAGGAGCTTCATACGTGAACTTAGCTCCAGATGCAACCAAGAGCTGTGACAAGTCGATATATACGTCTTGACTGTCTGTGTACGTCCATCAGGAAGCTGCTGTGTCTCAGTCATAGCATTAGCTATGTCGAAAGCTTCAAGGTCTTGAACTGTTTCAAAGGTTAGAACTGGAGTAGGTCTACCTTGTAGCACATTGCCTTCAATGGCTGCATCCAAGACTTCTCCATACTTGTGAAGCAAGCTCACAAGCCCTTCACACTCAGGATGTCCAAACGTCTGGTTGCTTAAAGGTCTGTTGGATATGTGAATCACAGGAAGCATTCCAGGAACTGGATTAGGCCAAACCTGGAAGTCTGTGATTACTCCATCAATTTTCACAGTTCTTTGAAAGCCGTCTTCACGCCATTCATCCTCTATCCACATTCTGCTTTCATCTGAAGGATGCGGTAGCACCTGTGTACTTCTGTAGCCTACAATCTTGGTATAGTCATCAGGAGACACAATCACTTCAATCGACTCAGGAGGAAGAATAGCCAATGTAGCATCTGTGTGAATCAGGACATAGGAATCTCCTTCACTCAGAGCATCATTCCAGGCTTTCAAGATAATGTGATGCCAGTCATTCCACCATTCAGCTAGAGCATCCATGGCCTTATCATTGTCTAGCTTCCACGTAGGAGCTCTTCCTAGGGTCCATGCTGCTACCTTCTCTACTACAGGACGTATCAGGAGACCAGACAAATCTAAGCCGTCTATCCTAGCCCAGATAGCTTCACGCCAATATGCATAATCAGGCTTAGACCAATCATGCGTAGGAGTATTCCAAGAGCTAGTCCAACGTTGAACGTTGCCTATGACTCTCCCTGTGTACGCTGTAGGTGTATCACTCAGGCTATAGAATGCCTCTGTGATTCTTTGTTTAAGATGCTGGAAGCTGCTGATTATACCCATTCTCCTGCACCTTTCTTATTGAACGTCTGACCATAGGAACTCTCTTTCTGCCTCTGACCCTTGACTGTGTGACCTTCACAGAGCCTACCTGCTGTGACTGCCATACCATCAGAGCCCTTGCTATCACTGTATCGTCATGAAGCCCCTGAGGAGCGTTATACTGGCTTCTACCCAAAGGTGTAACAGTTCTTTCATAAGCTTCAAGCTCTCCAGTCCAGATTGGATCATCTATCAACTGCCATTCTTGACGTTCAATTGCCAAGACCAGCGATTCTATCAACGGTGGTTTTGAAGAAGCCGTTGTATTGAAGCCTTCAACTGGAAGCCCAGACCTTTGAAGTTCATCAATGATAGGTGTTCCAATGCTGTTGCTCTCTGCAAGGATAACCCTTGGTTGCCATTGTTCAGCCAAAGCCCAGACCTTTTCACGCTGGATGTCATAGCTGATTTGATTGAAGCGTGCTATTGCTATTTCTCTCTGACATGTACTGCAGCCTATGCTCACTGCTGTATAGTCATTCATCTTACCCCAGTCAATGCCTGCTATGATTCTATGTCCTGCATGCATGCCTGGTGATGTGATGTTATTGTAAAGAACTTGGTTAATTCCCTTGAATACTTGACCATCACCTTCAAGAAATTCTGCAAGTATCTCTTGTCTGTATGCTTCATCTGTCATGTCCTGGATAATTTCATCCAATGCCTCCTGTGACAAATGAGGATTATCAAAGCTTGTAAAATGCCAATGAGCCCAACGTCCAGATTCATCAGCCCTTGCACGTTGAAACATTTTAAAGAAATGGTTTCTCCTATTCGGAGTACCAATGAAGGTAGCTGTTCCGTCATTGTCCAGGAGCATAGGAGCTCCTACCAAATCCCAAGCGTCTGAATCCATCATCTGGAATTCATCTAAAATTAAAAAGTCTGCATAGTCTCCTCTGAGTGTATCTGCGTTCCAAGCCGTCTTGCAGCGTATCCTACCTGCACCTGGTATTATCAAGCTCCTGGTTGTTTCATTCTTCTGAACAGCCTTTGCAGCTATAGGTTCAGCAAAGAAGCTCTTGATATGATTCCAGAAAGCATCTGTCTGTGCATTCGTAGGAGCTGCCTCTAAGACCCTCTTACCGTCCAATGCAGCATGTGTAGCCATGATAGCAGAACCAATCGTCTTGCCTACTCTACGTCCTGCAGGAATGACTTTACGCTTGGCCTTGCTCCGTATCATCAAGCCTTGCTTTGGATGTGGTATAGGCATTCTGATTCTGAATTCCCTACGTTCCATCTGATTCGTCTTCCTCAGGAACAGCTTCTATCCAAGAATCATCATGTTCAACTTTAAA